ATAATTTAAACAAGAATGTGTAGTAAAAGCGTTAGTAAAAATATTCAACGTATTCATATAATCACCCAGTCTTTACAATATATATCAGACCATTTTTGAATGTTGGTTTTTTCTCCAAACCAAGATGCGGGTGATATTACTTTATTGGTATTTGATAGCCATGCACCCCACCAACTAAAAGTACTATTTCCTATAATGTGATAGTCACAAAGACTCATTAAACACATATCTGTTTTTTCATCAAGATTTTGACCTAAGTTTTTATTTCTTCCATTATTTTTTAAAACATCGTAAACTTCTAATGGTGTATCACTAAAAATTACATATGGTATATCTTTAGGTAAAAAGTTTAAAGCATTTAAATAATAGTCTTCTTTGCATATTGGATGATGTCCTGCCAATAATTTAAAATCTCCAATTCTTACATGAATTGCTATCAAAGGGTCTTTAATTTTTTTTCTTTTTTCTAAAGCTTCGTCATATACATTATCTTTAAATGTAAATTCTTTTTTAATATCTTCTCTGTAATCTGAAAAATATTTTTCACTTTGAAAATAACCTCTTATTTCCGTATTATCTTTTACATTAAAAACTTCTTCATTGTAATCCCAGCTAGGGGCTTCATATAAATATGAAGGTAAAAAATTAGAACAATCTTTTGCACTTAAATTTTTAAAATATTCTGGTAATGTAAAATTATAATATGGATTTGTGTGTTTATTTTTGTAAGGTACCCCAAATTCATAATTATTTTTTTTAGCTACTGAATATAAACAGGCATATTGAAACATTTGATTTCCAGTTCTGCCGTGTACACCTAAAGTTTTAAATGATATCATTGAAATGTTGTATTTCTGTTTTCTAGAGGGCGATCAGTAAGCATTTGCCATTTATTGGAACTTTCCCTGTCGTCACATTGATAAATTAAAGGACTATTTGGTGTATAAACTTTAAACTGGGTTTGTATTCCGGCTGTTCCAACATCCCAAGGTTTATTCAAAGTATAAAGACAAAACTTCCCAACTTCTGACATAGCTTGCCTATAATTTTGTGTTACATATAAAATAGCATGTGCTGCTAATATGCCGCCAATTCTTAAATAATTTTCATCATGTTTACATGATCCATAGTAAATATTGCCATGTGAAATCCCAAGATAAACACCATCAGCATCATCTGGAATTTCTATAACAGGATTAAAATTGTCTGCAAACTCTACGTCATCTTCCAAAATGAGAAGTGGAGTAGAATACTTTGCGTCATCTAAAATTTCAATATGAGACATTCCACACCCTCTAAAATGGGCAATACTTTTATCTGTATTGGGGGGAGGTGGAATTACAATTCCTGGTTTTCTGTGTGTATTTTTAAAACCAAATTTTTGAAATCGTTGTTCCATAGTTTCAGCATTTTTCTTTGCTGAATCTAAATTTATCCAGACTACTGGAATTTCACGCAAATCAATAATCATTTTAGTCCTTTCAACAATTATAGATCACTCTAAAGAAATGTCAAGATTATTTATTTGACTTTACTCTAGAGTACTTTAATATACATCTTAAAAGATGAATCTAGAGAACCTTAAAGAACTTATTAATAAAGACTCTCAAATAGACTCTACAGAGTTAGGAATAGAGTCTCTTAAGATACCTCAAATACACTCAAAGTATCTTACAATTTTAGCAGATGTCAAATTACTTTTGACCAAATATCAAAATGATTTGGCTGTTTTAAAATTGCGTAAATGGAAAATTTATACCGGGAAAGTTTCAAGAGAAGAACTTGAAGAATGGAAGGAAGAACCTTCAGATTTAACATTACTAAAAAGTGATGTTGAACAATTTGTGGAAGCAGATCCAAAAGTTATAGATTTAAAATCTAAAATAGCAGTTACAGAAGTAAAATTAAAAATGGTTGAAGAATACATACGTTCACTCAATAATAGAAATTTTATGATAAAATCTGCCATCGAATGGCATAAAATGATGAATGGTATAGCATAAATATTATGTGGACATTGAAGTTGAATCTATTGATGAAGTTCGTTACTACATCAAAACAGAGCAAGCATTAAAGAAAGAGTTACGGGACTATTTTTCATTTATGGTTCCAGGTGCTCAATATATGCCTATGTTCAAACGCAGACTGTGGGATGGCAAGATCCGTCTGTATGATATTCTTACATCCACTCTTCCCCGGGGTTTAAAGACTTACTTAAAAAAGTTTTCAGACGAGCGCAAGTATTCCATTTCTTTCAAAGAAAGCAAAAAAGATCTATGCATAACAACGGAGGAACTTGCTACGCTTTATACTGGACTAAATGTAACGGTGAAAAAGTCTTCTATACAAATGCATCCACATCAGTCACAAGCAATCGTCCACGCTATAAACAATCACCGGTGTGTAATTATATCCCCGACAGGCTCTGGGAAAAGTTTAATAATATACGTCTTGCTCCGATGGCTACTATCCGTAATAAAGCCAGACAGAAAAATATTGATTCTGGTACCTACGGTGGGACTTGTAAACCAGATGGAGTCTGACTTTTTTGACTATTCAAAGAATGATCCCAAGTGGAATTGCAGAAAATCAGTACACAAGATTAGTTCAGGGGCAGAGAAAGAAACAAATAAGTCAATCATAGTTTCTACTTGGCAATCTGTTTATAAACTTCCCAGAGAGTGGTTTGATAAGTTTGATGCAGTGATCTTTGATGAATGCCATCAAGCCAAGGCCGAGTCGATAAACATGATTGGCCAAAAGATGTCAAAGGCTTGGTTTCGAATCGGAACAACCGGAACCCTTGATCAAGCGCAAGCACATCGTCTAAGCATCGAAGGCATCTTGGGACCAGCCATACAGTTCATACAGACCAAGAACCTCATGAATAAGGGATTACTTGCCACCCTCGGAATCGATGCCATACTGTTGAAGTACACTGAAGCTGAAAAAGAGTTGCTTAAGAAGCAAAGATACCCAGACGAAATAAAGTGGCTTATAAGTAATGATAGGCGTAATGAGTTCATCAGAGACCTCGCACTTAACACCAAAGGAAACACCCTCGTCCTCTTCAACTACGTTGAAGGACAAGGAAAGCCCTTGCACTCTCTCATTAAGGCAGCGGCTGGCGATAGAAAAGTATATCTTATCTACGGAAAAACGGATGCAGACGCAAGAGAATACATCCGTCGTGTCATCGACACGGAAAAAAACGCAATCCTTGTGGCCAGTTATGGCACTACTAGTGCTGGCATCAACATTGTTAATCTTGACAATATCATTTTTGCGTCACCTACTAAGTCTGTAATTCGTTTGCTGCAAAGCATCGGAAGAGGCTTACGTGTATCAGCACACAAGAAGACACTCAAAGTTTTTGACATTGTAGATGATCTTTGCACCAAGTCGTATAAAAATCATGTATTCAAACATTTTGAAGAACGTATAAAGATATACAAGAAAGAAAAGTTTGATTACAAGATAGTGTCGATGGAACTACCAAAAGATAAATAATAGGGAAGGGAGGACATTCCTATGTCCGATTCGCTTCCTGAGAATTCATTCTCGGGCATATTAAGAGTTGTTAAGCTCCTAACAGGAGAAGAAATCGCAGGTCTAGTTAGCGATTCAATGCCCGACAAAATAGCAATTAAGTTTCCAGCTAAATTAGAAAATTATATGGGAAAAGATTCAAAAGGAAATCCCATTGAATTTGTTAAACTGACTAATTATGCTGCTTCCACTAAATCATTTGAAATATCACTAAACAAATCTGCAATTGTATTCGTAGCGCAGCCTTCTGCAGAATTAGAAAAAATGTATGAAATTTATTTTATGACTGTTCAAACCGATCCAAAATCTATTCAAAATAGTATGCCAGAAGGCATGGTCGATGTTGATACGGGTTTACAACTTTTAAATGACTTATTTACAAATGAAGATTTTGTAAATTTTGTAAATGACCTTATGGACACCTATGAGGGTGTAGAAATTTTAGCTGATCTGGGTGAAGATGTAGGCGACGAAGATGTAGGCGACGAAGACGAAGAAGAGCCAGAATCCTCTAGGACGGGCACCATAGAAGAAGAGCCTGAGCCCCCATCTAAGAAGAAGAAACGCTCTATAATGAAACCTGAGTCCACTAAAATGCCATATAAACCAGAGAACCCACCAGAAGATCCTAAAAGCTGGTCAGACAACCCTATGGATTATATGTAATTAAGTTCCGTAGCTTCCACCAAGTTCTGTAGGAGCATCCGGAGTAAGCTCATAATAAGAATATTTAAATGTTGCAGATGCTTTTATAATAGGAGCATCTGCAGTATCAGATTGAAAAATTAATCCCGACAATCTTACAGGAATTAAATTTGCAAATTTTACTGTTAATACTGGATTGGGAGTATCACAACCAATAGTTGGATGCAATATTAAAGCACCACTGTAATGCCAGCGTTGATATGTTAAATCGTAACTGGTTGCATCTTGAATATTTGTAATATCTCTCATCCAAGAATAAATAATTTTCCAGTTGGCAAGATCGCTGTCTACCATAAACTCAACAACTAGAGGTTCATATTGGACCGTCATTGTTGGAACTGGAACTGTTGTACCAAATATTGTTGGTTGTGCTTGATCTGGTACGGTAATACCAGGAAGATTTGCCTTTTGAACCATTAACTCAAGAGGATCGCTACCACGCTCAATTTTAAAACTAAAATAGTTTGCGTAAAGATTATTAGTATTACTTTGGCAAGGATTAGTTGTCATTTTTATTGAGAGGGTGTTCCGCTACCATAGTAACAAGGACTATTTCCGGAAGTATTTGGAAATTGGTAAATACAACTTCCAGTCATATCTTTATTATAACGAGTTGCTAAAAATTCTGGCCAACGATAATTTATAATTTCTTGCCAGCCTCTATGATATCCTACAGGACCATAAGGTGGAGTAGTGTTTCCTTCAGTATATCTTCTATACAAATCAGCATATGTTATCATTCTAGTGGTCTCTGGAATATAATTCCAATTTCGCGCAAGAAAAACCCATTGATTTAACCATTGTATCCATTGTTGATAATGTGGATGATTTTGCGGAAGAGTATCTGACAAATTAAAATTAAAAAACCAAAGCATGCTGCGATTTACATCTAAGGGACTTTGTGCTTCACCAGTTGTCAAAGGATTTAATGAAGATCCCAATTGAATGTTTCTATAATTTGGATCCCAATCATAATTTGTTCCCGCCACCGATTGACCGGGAGCCAAACTGAATTCCATTTCAGATTCGATTAAATATTTTTTAAAACCATTCATATAAAATATTTATGCAAAGAAAAACCCCTCCCGATTTCTCGGGAGGGGTTTATTCGTCTCTTTACTTACCTATTAACCTTGGGTCATACCGTGGAGGTTATTGACTTGAGTTAGGCGGTAGTATTGGTTGATACCTTGAGTGAGAGCTTCACCGTCTGGTGTGGTTCCGTTTAGGACGTATGGGTTAGCAACTACGCCGTAACGGGTCTTGAATCCAATTCTTGGTTGGAAAGTATTTGGATCTACTGCACGGACCATTTGGAGAGGAACGTATGGGCAGTAGAAGAGACCAGCGTCATATGGAGACTCGCCCTTATAACCAGCGCAGAAGAAGTTTACGCCGAGTGGGGTGTAAGGATCGATATATACGCGGACTTTTCCATTTAGCAATCCAGCAAAGGTGCTTTGGGTATCATCAACATTGAGTTGTGGTGCGATGCCGGGGCTGAGGCTCATGAAGCCAGACATGGCTAGAGCAGCAGCAGTATCGCTGTCAACGATGACGAAGTTACCTTTACCACGACGGGTTTCCTTGGCAATTGCGTTGCATTCACGTTCAATTTGGAAAGTGAGGCCACGGAATCTTTCGGCAGACCAACGACCGTCAGAGTCTTGGTTAAGATCGTATATACCAGCAGAGGTGATATCGTTTTGGACAGTTCCTCTACGAGCAACATAATAGATGGTTCTGACGATTTCGCGGTTGATTTCAGCAAGAATTTCTGTGCTGAGGAGGTTTGCGAGTTCGGCTTCTGCATCTAGACCGTGAACAGCCTTGAGGTCTTGTGCCAATTCAATTGTGTAGTTGCTGCTTAGAGCGCGAGTACGAGCTTGGACGGCAACGCGGTCAATTGAGAAGGCCATTTGGTTAAATTGGCTGTAAGGATTAGAAGTTCCGCTACCCAAACCTTCACCGTTAGCAGTCAACATACCACGGAATGAGCTGAATTGAGCTGCAGTGGCGTTGTTTCTGAGGTAAACTGGGTTGTTAAATGCGCTGTTTCCGCATGAACCGCAGAGACCAAAGAATCCGCAGATACCCTTCTCGGTTGAACCGAGTGTATAACCAGAACCACCGAATCCAGGAATTGCTTCTTGGAACATGGCTTCGGTATATGAAGTGGTATTGCCGTATTGGAATCCACCATAGTTAGCGCGCATTGCAAAGATGAGTCCGGTTGGGGCGGTCATTGGTTGGACGCCGCAAACATCATAGGCCATCAAGTTTGGCATTGCACGACGAACTAAGCTGATGAGAACTGGGTCATAACCTGCAACTCCACCGTTATTGGTGAAGCTGGTTGGCATGCCCAAGTTTGCAGAGTTCATCAAACCATCGGTTTCGGTGAGGTACTGAGAACGAAGAGATTGTTCTTGGTTCTCAAGAAGGACAGCTGTGACCTTCTTACGGTAGTCATCAGAGATGTTTGGAAGAGCGCCGTGATCAAGCACGGGATTCCACTTCTCTGTTAAAATATCATATGGGGTATTGTCTTGAAAGTTCATTTGTTAAATATCTCCTAAGTAAAATTATTTATAATTTGTTATTTTTATACTTTTTTGTTAAGTTTTCCGATTACATTAGCGTAATTTTCTACGGTGGAAGATTCCATTGGTCTTACTGCAGAAAATGTCATTTCTTCATTAATTGGTTTTGCTCTTTGAAGTGGAGCTGGTCTTACAAAATTTGCTTGAGAAGTAAGGTAATTATTCTTAATTCCAAGTAATTTTGCTTGATATTCGCCAACATTTTCAAAAGAGACGTTTTCCATCAATGATTGAAGTTTTGCAACTTGAGTGTCAGCCAAATCTCTAGTTTCAGCAACAAAGATGGTTGCACACTCGTTCAACATAAGTTGTTTCTTGATGTTGAGATTTTCGTTAATTGTGGCGTTTAAAGAATTTTCCAAATTTCTATTTTGTGCATAAAGCTCATCTAAAGCGTTATACTTTTCATTTGGAACATCAATGTAGTGATTTTCAAAAAGATTCTTCAAACCAGTGATAAAGTTTTCAGCGATTTGAGTTTTGATTCCTTGTTCAACGGCAATATTGTTGTCTTGCATCCATTCTTCGACAACGTAATCAAGGTAATCGTCAACTTTTTCAACTAGAGTTGTTGTCACATTCTCAAGATAAGAAGCAACGTTTTCGTCTAATTGATTGACAATTTTGTTTACTTTATTGTTTGTTTTTTCTGTTACCGCTGCTTCAAAAATTGCATGAAGTTGTGAAATAGTTTCACCAGAAACACTTTCACCTAGTAATGAAATTAAAGCATTTCTAAATTGCTCAGAATTGCTTTCTTCTACTTCAGTTACATCGGGTGTTTCGTTTTCGGTTTCTTCCTCATCTTCTTCTTCTTCAGCTTCATAACCAACAACGTTTTCTCTTTGTGAGGTTCCGTAATCGGCAGTATTCATCGAAGAAGGAAAAGCACCTGCAGCGGCTGCTGCTGGAGTTGGTACTTGTGCCTTAGCTAAATTATTAGCCTTAACAACAGGTCTTGGGATGTAAGTACCTTTTCCATCTGGGGTACGAGCATCACCATTTACTGGGAATTGTCCTTGCATAAATTGTGGGTTTAGATTATTCATTATTTTATCCTTCAAACTTTAATTATTTATATTTTTTAATATATTCCTTTTCTTTTGCCTCTCTCAAGATAGCCACCTGCTCCAACAGCAGCGGCAGCTGTCTGAGAACCAATATTTGCCATATGTGATAGTGCAGATTGAGCACCAAATGCTTTTGTAGCCCAATCTAGTGGATCTATTCCCATCATGGCCAATTGTGGTAACTTAGCAGAAACTTCTATACCAAGTCTACCAAATCTTCCTGTTGGAACGCCAGCCATACCAGCTACAGTTGGGCTTAATCCCAACATACTTGCAATTGCTGTGGTTCCTCTTATGGCTGCAGAAGCAGCTGGTCCCGCAGCACCCAAAGAAGCAACTAATCCTGTCGTGGGAGCCATACCACCCAAATATCTTGCAGCCAATTCAGTTTTAATTAATTGTTTTGCACCAGACTTAATTAATGGATCTGGAACCCAACCAAGATAATGATTTAAAACAGAGTCAGCATTGGCTGCAACATTTCCCCAATATCCCTGTGATACAATATCAGAGCCAGATGGCATTGCTGTTCCGGGAGCAGCGGGTGTTCCTGCCCAAGGAGTTGACATGGATGCTCTTGAAGAACCACCTGTGATACCTACACCAGAGCCACCACCACCAGCAGTAATTCTAGAAGGTCCGGAAGAACTTAAAGTTCTTGCTGGTTTGCCAACTAAACCATATCTTCTTTTTACTCTGGGTGGTTTACTAGCAGCTTCTAATAAAATTTTATTGGTGTGGGGATCAAATAATGGCATTAGATATTCCTAAAATATTGTTCAAAAACTTTTACAATGTTTTTTTCTAGGTTTTTTGAACCAGATTTTTTAATAATTTTTCTTGCAGAATCTAATTGTCGTTCAGACCAAATACCATTTTCAAAAATCCATTCACGGCCTTCCATTATTCCGTTGACAAAAGCATTTGGTGCAGAAGGGTCAGCTACAATATCGATTGCAGCTAACATAAAATCTTCTTGAACTTCTTGATAACCATTTTTTGATTTTAGCGAACCCATACCTCTTGTAGATACACCAAGTTGGGCACCCTCATCAATAAGGTTTTTTACAATTTTGCCCATTGGCGTATCAAGAACTTTAGCCTTACCGTAGACATTTCTGCCATCTTCATATAGTTCTTTTACAATGTGCGAGACTCTATCAAGATTTACAGTAGGACCTGTTGGGTGGTTTAATTCACCCATTGCACGACCTTTAGCAACATATTCGTTAATATACCTTTTGCATTCTTTTAATAAGGTATTTTTTGGATAGATTCTTCCATTGCGGTTTTTAACGTCAGATTGCATAAATACACCTTCGATAAAATAATGTTTATCGCCATTTCCGACATTTTCTTTGACGTATTTAATATCTTCAGTTAATTCTGTAATTAGTTTCATTGTTTTCCTTTAGCGGCCTGGTCCGGTGTCATCTGATCCTGGTTTTTTCTTTGGAAATTTTTTATTGTGTACATATTGAGCGTGTTTTTTAGAATAATAATCCCACCTTTGCTTGGCTCTATCCCAAGCTTCTCTAGCTCTTTTATATCCTTCTTTATCATCTGGATAGTCAGATGATTTTGGTGGATTAGTTGGGCTAAGTGGATGAGGGAAAAAATCTCTTATTCCTGGTGGGGCTGAATAGTTATCAGGATCTGGTCCGTAATAAGGTGGATCTGGCCAATCATAGGTTGGACTGCCCATAGCAGCACTAATTTCTCCTTCACCAGTATCTGTTAAAGCTGTAAAATTTGGATTAGCGACTTCATTTACACTTTTAAAAACATTTTTTGCAACATTTGCATATTCATTTTTTAAACGATCTGATAGCTTTTTGTATAATTCTTTAGAAGCATTTTCTTTAAATTGAACAATGTTTTCTTCCAATACATTTTTTACTAGGTTGTTTACTTTATTTTCCATTTTTTCTCACTTGTAGATAGTTTGTGCGTTTCTATAAAACTCTAAGTGGTTTTTTAATTTATGCGGAGTTTGTAATATTTCTTCCAACATAAATTTTCTATTTTTTGGTGATAATGAATTAAAAAGCCCTGTTAAAGCTTTTAAATCAGATTCACTAATATTTATATAAGTTTCATTCTTCAATTTTAAACGATTATTAAATTTTAAATCATATTTTTCAACAAATTCTATAAAATAATTTAAATCTTCATTTGATTCAGTAGTTTCTGTTTTATTGAAAAAATTATTGTGTAGCTGCTCATTTACTTCTGAAAGAGCATAATTTAATTTTAAAGATAAACAATCGGTAAGACTCTTTTTAAAAGCCAAATCTTCCTCTAATAAAAGATCTTTAATGCCTTGTTTTAATATTAGGGATGAAAGTTCATTCATTGTTGTTGCCCTTCAGTTTGAGCTTGCATCTGCTGTGCCATTATTTGTTGCATTTGCTCTTGTCTCATTTTTTCAATATCAACCTTCATTTGTTGATCTATTTCTTGAATATCTTCATCAGTTTGTTTTAGAATCTTTCTTCTAATAAACTCTGAAGAGAAATACTTACCAACATAAGGTTCTACAATAGATAGCATCTTAATTCTTTCAGCTAAAATTTCTGATTCTTTTAAATCCCAGAAATAATTATCGGTATTGTATACAAACTTAATATGTTCTTTGAGAACAGTCCAATCATCTTCTGTTATTACTCCACGTAGAAGCAATTGTACACGTAAAAAGTCATAGAATAACTTAGAAAAATGTGTTCTCAGTCTCTCAATAAATTTATAAAATTTTACTTCTTCTCTGGTAATTTCCACAGATCTTCCCATATTAAATCCGGTTTGATCTGCTACTAAACGACTCAATGGAACGTTTAAAGAATTATAAAGTTTCTTTTTAAAGTAATCAACGTCCTCAATTTGGGACATAGCATTGCCACCCGGCAATGTAGTAATTTGTGTTCCTTGTGAACCTTCTCTTCTTGGAAGCCAATAATCTTCCAAAACAGAAAGATGATTTCTTTCATCACGAATTTCACCACTGTTTTGATTATAGATGATTCGATTTCTAAATCGACTCATCATATCACGCATATACTGTTCAGCTTTTTGTTTTGGCAATTGTCCCACGTCAACATAAAATACTCTGCGTTCTGGTGCGCGAGCTACGCGGTAAACTAGAAGAGCATCTTCTAGTTGTCTTAGCATGTTTAATGACCTTATGGCTTTGTGCAGATATCCCAAGACGCGCTTGGTGTTCATGTCAATTACACCAGATGGAACGTAAACAACGCTGTCCAAAGAAAGGTGTAAACCACCAGGTCCAGTCAAAAGATAGGAATCTTTATCGGAATCAGTATAAAGATAATATTCTTCAATTTCTTTGATCAAAGAAACTGGTTGATGAAAACCTTTTTGTGGTTCTTTTTTTACTTTACGAACCTTTTTAATTTTCATCGGATCAATTGGTAATATTTCTTTGATGCCTTCTTGAGGATTGTCTTTATCTATGACAATATTATAAAAAAGTTTTGAATCAATATACCATCTTCTAAAAATTTCATAACCACGATCTTGAAAATCTAATAGACTTACAATTTTATCAAATTCTTTATAAATTTTAGTTTTGATTGCTTCGGATATTGGAACTTCTCTCAAATCCATTTTAACTGGACGTTTTTCAGTTCCTTTGACAATCGCAGAATTAACAATTTCTTCAATTGCATTATCAATTTCTGGATATACAGCCATATTTCTATACTGTATTACGGAACTAGATTCGTCTTTTAAAGTTCCAGTATAATCAATTGCGCTACTAAAAAAGCCACCAGCTTCAACAGTTACGGTACCATCGAAAGTTTCTGGTACTGAAAACTTTTGTAAAACCTCTTCTTGGTTTTGATCTGCGGTTTTTTTCTTTCCAAACTCAAATCCAAATAGTTCAATTTCCATATATGTATTTAGAACGACTTTATTATGGTTCGGCTGTTAACCTGTTTCCAGCGTTATAAGCGCCGGAATAAAGTTTAATGTAGTCAAAAACCAAAACAACAGTAAATTGATTTAACGTATTTGGGGTGGCCATATTTAAATTTACGTCCATTATAGCTCTGGGCCATACACCAAACATTTCAAATGTTTTTAATGAAGGGTCTATTTCGCCATTCAAATTTAATTGTTGAACTGTCCACGAATCAGCTTTATAATTTTTAAATGAATCTGAAATATTGTTGCTGTGTTGGTTTATTTGATTATGCCAATAGCTAAACTTTTTCCACATATCATAAAGTTCTGGAGTATCGTCTATGACAGCAACGCTCCACGCTGGATATTGTTTTTCTCCAGGATAATACCCTTTACGACCAAAATAATTATATTCCATTGTTAACGTTGACAAAGCTGGCATTTGCGTAGCTCTTATATGAAATTTACTCACAGAAGAAGGACCACCTCCCTGTACCTCTCCATAAGGAAAATTACCAGTTACAACAAATCTATTTTGTCTTGTTCCACCACCGAATGCTGTTTTAAAATCATTGATATGTATTGTCATGGTTAAATACCCTTTACAATTTCAAACCAATCAAAAGTTAAAACAACGCTAAAAACACATTGATCGGCTTTTGCCATATCTAAGTCCAACGCACTTATTTGACTTGGCCAACAATTAATTAGCTTAATAGTTCTAATGGGCGGTATGCTAGCCGAAGGGCTACCATTTAATCCAAGTTGATTTACAGTCCAGTCAACTTGCAAGTCGCCATAATCAAAATCGCTACCAGCAACAGTGTGAGTTACGTGACCGTCTAAAAGTTCTTTCCACTTATTAAAAGCTTTCCATAAATTTTGTGTATTATTATCATCGTATACGGATACAGTCCAAAAACCATAAGCCCGATCACCAGCAAAATTTAATAGTCTGCCACGATATGGGACTTGAATCGTTCCTAACTCGGCTTTTGGTAAACTTGCAGCAAATATTTTAAATTTAGTTTCATTTGCCGGAACACTTATCCCCGTAGCAGAACCACCAACGGTAGTTGGAAAGGCACCTACAACTTCAAATCTGTTGGCTCTTGTTCCACCACCAAAGGCAGTTTTAAATGCTGTAATTGAATTACTCATTTATTTTATGATCCAGAAACTGAAACTGTTACTGTATAAGATGTTGTTGATAATATTGGTTTTACTGTTACGCTAGCATTTAAAGTAGAACTGTTATCTGTGTTATTGGTTGTGTCACAAATAATTTGTGTATAATTTGTATCAATATAATTTGATATTGTTGATATAAATGATTCTATTTGTGTCGATGCCGATGATCTTGTAGTGCTATTATTTAAGCTGAAAACATATTTTAAGAGAATTGCATTAACATTTTTTTGAATGTAATTTTGTAAGTATGCTGGACCAACTCTTTCTCCAGATGTGTATGTAAATCCTGCTGCAGCAGTTGCTCCAACAAGATCAGATCCCAAGAAATAACTTGTAGATGTACCAGTATCTACTTTTGTATAAAAATTAACTCGATTTTTCTTGTACACATTTTTTGTACTATCATCAGTCCAACTGACAATATTGTTAATTTTTGTGTTAAGTGGTGTCGAAAAATTTGAACCAGCAACAGTTAATGGCAAACTATTTGTATTTTTAGATCTAGTAAAAGCCCCAGCTACATCGGAAACAGATGAGATTGTGTATTCTAAACTTGTTCCGCTCTGCAAGCTATCTGTAGCAAAACTTGCTTTGAAGCTTTGGGCACCAACATTAAAGATTCTATCCGATGCTGTTGCACCTTCGCTATATGGAACAAAAGCTGGACCCATAAAAGAGTCATAATTTATAGCAGTAAATCCTACACCATTTAAAGTCGATGCAAATACACCAAAAATGTAATCATTATCTCTTACAAAAGATACGTTTGAAGCATTTCCGGTTTGGCCCAAGAACAAATCAAGACCGTTTGTATTTTCATTTAGATAGTCTTTCAGACCACTAGTAGAGCCTGCAATTATTAGATTACCGCCGTATGCCAAATAATTTAAAGCGTATATGAAATCATATCCATTATTTTTTGGTGTTACTACAGTTCCTGCATACGAGAAGAATCCATGAGTACCACCCTCGGTGGTTTTGGATATTAAGCAATAAGTCACACCCTGCAAAAGGTTTAAATCGTTTATAAATGAATTGTAATCTGTATACAAAAGATAAGTTTCGCCTGTATTTCCTCTGGTTGGGTTTGCAAGCTGAGTTCTACCATAGATCAACCACCCGAAAAGACCACCTGGGTCATTTGAAGTGGCAGAAGAGGCCCCGTTAAACGTTGGCTGAACATATGTTGACCCAGCCAACATACCCGCATAGAGAGGATTTGTTGTTAGTTCGTTGCTAAAAATTAATGGTGCAATAAATGAATTTAGCGTTGGCATCGTTTTACCTTAGTTATATTATTATTTAGAAATTTATGCCGGATACCAAATTACCTCCCCATCAGAAAATTTGTCTTCGTCGTCAAAAGGATTTAACATAAACAAGGTATTATCTTCTTCTGGATCTTTGGCATTTTCAAAATTTAATTTAGCAGACTCAATTAAATCTGAATAATATTCTTGACGACACAACCAAGCAAAAAATACTAACGTCATGACCATGTCATCATTGTGACCTTCGTCCGCTTTAAAAGTATTTGATCTGGATACGAAAGTCATCAATTCATTTATGATTCTTTCGTCATTTAATAAAATTTTATCTTCTTCAATTAATCTTTTTAAAATAGAACATCCTAGTTTTTTTGTTTGAGCTGTTGTCCTGAGACCAAATTCACTTCTGTTACTTGCAAATCCTTGGGACAACATTTGCCCTTTTCGACCTTTTATAATGGTCATCAATAAATTTTCATATTCTAAATCATTATATAATATAGAGGCCACTTGCCCACCAATATCATTTGTTTCTACTAATACATAAGCATTATTATATTTTTCAGCAACATTTTTTATTACTGTTGGAAAATGAAAAGGGCTAACTGTGTTGTTTTTGTATGTTGCAACAACTTCATACGGTGTTTTACTTCCGTTGACAACTGTTATGGCGGAATAATCTGATCCCTGTCCCCTAGATACATCTGCCATGTTAAAATAGATATCATCTTTATTTGGCTCTTTAAAAATTCTCAGACCTTCTTTATCTTCCGACAAAAACTGTTCCGAAGCTAAAACATTTAACTTTGTAGAAGATATTAAAGT